GAGACATAAAATAACAAAGAAGTTTTTCTTAGATTTGTGGAAACGTATTGAATTATCCGGAGCTGGAGAGCCAGGAATATATTTTAACCATGATAAAGATTGGGGAACTAATCCTTGTTGTGAAATAGCTTTAAGGCCTTATCAGTTCTGTAACCTATGTGAAGTTAATGTAAGTGACGTCACGGACCAAGAAGACTTGAATAACAGAGTAAAAGCTGCAGCCTTCATTGGAACGCTTCAGGCAGGTTATACGGAATTCCACTATCTAAGAGAAATATGGCAAGAAACAACAGAGAAAGACGCACTTATAGGTGTGTCAATGACAGGAATCGCGAGTGCCGCTGTACTCCCGCTGGATATGAAGGCGGCTGCAAGTATCGTAAAGCGAGAAAATACAAGAGTATCAAAACTAATAGGGATAAACAAAGCGGCTAGAACTACATGTGTTAAACCTGCTGGTACAACATCCTTAGTTTTAGGAACAAGCTCTGGTATTCATGCTTGGCACAATGATTATTATATACGTAGATTACGTGTAGGTAAAAACGAATCTATATATAATTACTTAAAACAAAACCATCCTGATTTAGTAAAGGATGAATACTTTAGACCACACGACACTGCTGTTATTGAAATACCACAATCAGCACCGAAAGGTTCAATATTAAGAACTGAGTCTGCTTTTGACTTACTTAAAAGAGTTAAAAAAGTTGCTACCGAATGGGTTAAACCTGGTCACAGGAAAGGATCCAATACCCACAATGTGTCCGCAACAATAAGTTTAAAAGAAGATGAATGGGCTATGGCTGGTGAATGGATGTGGCAAAACAGAGATTGTTACAATGGTCTTTCAGTTCTACCTTATGATGGTGGAACATACACTCAAGCTCCGTTTGAAGATATAACTAAAACAGAGTTTGATAAATTAGTTAAACATTTACACGATATAGAATTATCTAATGTAAATGAAGAAACTGATAATACAGATCTATCCGGTGAGTTGGCTTGTGCTGGTGGATCTTGCGAAATAACAAGCCTTTAATCAAAACAAGTATTATGAACAAATTATTTTTAACAATGTTGTTTGCTTTAGCTACAACTGTAGTATCTGCTCAATTTGTAGCATTAACAACTTTAAACAAGGTAGAAGGAATTGATCCTGTTGAACCTAACACATGTGAGGTTTATTGTGGAGAAGTTTGTCCTACTACTGACACTGATGATTCATGGAACATCACTGATAAAATTGGTATTGGCTATCAAGTTAACGAAAAGTTAATGGTAGGTATTACTAAAGATGGTGATGAGGATTATGAATTATTAGGACGTTATGATATTCATGAAGGTCTTTGGGCTACATGTATATATAATTACGCTAAAGATTCTGAAAACAGTATGACAGATAAATTAGACTTAGGATTAGGATATTCCTTTAATGTATGGAAAAACCTATCTATCGATCCTTATTATGTTATGCCTATGAAAGAAAATGAAGATGGCGAAAGAGAAGGCTCTTTTAATTTAGGTCTTTCTTATAAATTTTAGTTATTAACAAAAAGTAAATAAACATGGAAAAAGTAACAAATTATTTAACAGGATTCTTTGGTGGATTGATGGCAGTAATGATGTCAATTTTACCAGTAACAATATTATGGTACGTATTAACAGGTGGAGACATTTGGGGAATGGATGTAATTACTAACTTAACCGCTTTAGTAAATATGTTCGGAACTGGTGGATTCACTGGATTAGTTGTATTAGTGATGTTAATGGGATTCTTTGTTAAGAAATAAATTAATTGTATAACTTAAATTAAATTAAATATGAGTTTTAATAAATTAGATTCTTTATTCGACAATTTACAAGACGTTATTAATGATTGTCAAACTGATGTTAGTAAATTTGTTGGTGGAAATAATTCCGCTGGAACGCGGGTTAGAAAAGCTATGCAGACCGTAAAGTCTTTAGCTCAAGATGTTAGAGTTGAAGTTCAAGATCAAAAGAACAAACAATTCTAAATTTATTTAAAAAGAAGAAAGGGAGCTTAACGGCTCCCTTTTTTTTATTACCAAGATCTTTTCTTTTTGTCTGGCGCAACCTGTATTGTTGCTGTTTGTTTAAACTTTGCATCAAAGTTTTTATTTTTAAAATGCCAATCAACCCAAGATTTATAATAATATAAACCCATCAATATCACTATTAAAATAAAACCTTCAAGCCAAGTTAAAATAAATATTTCACTTATGCCTTCCATTTAATTTAATTTTATATTACTGAATATTTTGTTTTACCATCCTCTTTAAACGCTTTCAAACATCTCTTTCTATTTTCTTCTGGGGATACATAACTAACGTGTACCCAATCAGGATTATCATCATCCCCAAACTCCCATATCATTTGATCAAAATCTAAATGTTCTTTTATAAAATGATACATTTCAGCGTTTGTAGCTCTACCAAATGTATCATCTATATCCATAGCTTGACCTTTACAATGTTGAGACTTACTAGATCCACCAATTGCTTTGTTAAGTTCTGGACATCTAAAAAAACTATTAATTTTAATAGGTCCACCAACATAAGCTCTAAGTGGTTCAAATACTTCTTCGGCAACTAATTCCATATTTGCTAGTTGCTCATCATTAGGGGTATTGTTAATTCCTCGGCGTGTTGCTGTTCTGCTATACACACCTTCTTTATACGAAATATGTTTACTTATCATAATTTAATTTTATTAAGTCTTTATTAATATATCACAACCCGGTGTACCACTAGCCGCAGCAATAGTAAAATCAAGTTCATATCCCTCGTTTGCTTTTGATATAATTGATACTTCATCACCCTCTAAAAACAATGTGCTTCCTGCTGGAATAGGTATTATATTGAACATAAAAAAGTTACTACCACTAGTAGTACTTTTAGCTTTTAAAGTAAACGTTAACTCTAGTGTTGCATGCGTATTACATACTGTGATAGATTTAGGGTTTTCATTTACTGTTTTAGAAATATTTGTTGTACCACCAACTGCTAGCGAAAAAGCAATTAAAGAACTAGAATCTAACTCTCTACCTTTATCAAGTTCTTTTCGCTTTATAGGTTTTATAAAGTCATGTTGAGTTTTTCTTCTGTAACTCATTTATTATGCTCTTGACCAGTATCCGTATTCCACTACACAAGCACCTACTTGAGCTTCAGCTGTAATAGCTTGACTATTGTATAAAGGTAACCAAGCAAATTCACCAACCATAATTTTCAATTTTGCATCTCCACCTAATAACACTTGAATCCAAGGATTACTTCCTGTTCCAGATATAACGTTTATATATACATATGAAAATAATGAATTACTAGGTACTAAAGCTTGCGCTGATCCAGTTGCTATTGAAACTCTAGATAAATCTACGTTAGGTTGCCCCACAGTAAGAGCGTCTGTAGTAGTTAAATCTAGAGCGTTAGTTCCAGTATCTGTACTTGTTAATACTAATTTTGTGTTTAATGTTGCCATAATTTTTATTTATTTATTTATTTATTTTGTTTATTTTTAAGTCCATGTAACCTCTAAAGTACTACTAAAATACCAAAGTTTAGAAGAACCACCACCTTTAACAGCGGTATATATTATATCACCAGCAGCAAAACTTACACTAAAAGATGTTTCATCAAAATCCTCCATTTTTGTATTTCCTAAAGCTGTATATTGATGGTTTTTTAACAATACTGGTGTAAGATTCGTAGCGTCATTTCTAGTTGGTGTAACTTTAAACAATCCAATATCAACTGTTCCACTACCAGCAGATGTACTCCAACCTGTCCATTTTGTTAAAGTGCCACCATAAGGCATAACTCTACCACCACATCTCATCATTTGATTTGTTGTTTGTGCTGTTAGCCCATCAGAACCGGTACTTGTATTGTGTTCAAAAGGAGCATTTGCATCTGATAATATTTGAGGCATCTCATAATTACTGCCGTCAGAAGTACCGTATCCTTGAAAAATAAAGTGTGCTCTTTCTATTAAAGAAACAGCGCCAGAACTTATAGAAAAATCTGTAGAGTTAAAACTAGCCACACCTTTGTTTGATGTTGTAGCATCTTCACCTGAAATTACAATTTTATTACTATCAGTAGCAGTATCTATACCTTCTCCACCCTCTATATCAAGACTTACACTGCCACTTTCTGTTAATTGCTCAGAACCAGAATCAGCAGTAAAAGTTATAGACGTTAGAGTTCCACTACCAGTACCAGCACCTATATCAGATCGTACCTCTGATCCAGTTCTATATCCAAGCTTTCCATCGCCATCTGCCACTACAAATTTATCAGTATCACTACCTGGATTATCTAATTTTTTTAAAAAAAGTCTTTCAAAAAATATTTTAGCACCTATCCACTTCATATTAATTTTTAATAATAACTTTATTAATAATATTATTTTGATGCTGCATCTTAATATAATATGTCCCAGAATTCAATTTAGACACATCTAAGACGTTTATATCTTTTTTATGTATAATCATATCCCCTAAGGTATTAAATAACCAGAGATCAACAAATGTATTTATATTAATTATACCGGTTGTTGGATTTGGATATACTCTTATATCATTTATTTTTATTCTAGTTGGTGCAGGACCATCCCAACCGTCTGCACAATGATCATAAGTTGCTTGACATATTGTATCCCACTCGTTTTCACAACAATAATCATCCACTGATAATACCCATTCATAACAAGGATCGTTTAACCAATATGGAACTCCTGGGCCAGTAACGCAACCAGCGCTATATAAGCAAGAACTGCTATCATTAACATTAGCAAACTCAGAATAGTTGTAAGCCGATGGGTCCATACATCCTTCAACCACAACCACACACGAACCATTGTCAGTGTTAGCTGTTGAATCATAGTTAAGAGCAGTACTATCCATACAACCATAAATATAAGGAATACAGCTGAAATCTTCTGTATTGGCTTGTGGATCATAGTTAAGCATGTTAGGATCAGTACAACCATAAATATAAGGCACGCAAGAATTATTGTCAACATTTGCTAAAGGATTATAATTAAACATAGTGCTATCTGTACAACCATATATTGGGAGTATACAGCTAAAGTCATCTGTATTACAACTATCACAATAATTTAAAGCTATCGGATTTGTGCAACCTAATATAACTGGTATACAACTTCCATTATCTACATTAGCAAGTGGATCATAATTATAAGCTAAAGAATCCATACAACCATAAATAGGTAGTATACAAGAAAAATCATCGGTGTTTGCTTGTGGATCGTAATTTAAAGCTAAAGGATTAGTACACCCATACATAAATTCTATACATGTATTATTATCTGTGTTTGCTAGCGGATTGTAATTAAACATTGTGGAATCCATACATCCATAAATATATGGTATACAAGTACCATTATTAGTATTTGCTGTAGGATCGTAATTAAACATCGTTGGATTTGTACACCCGTAAACAAATGGAATACAACTTCCATTATCAGTATTTGCTAATGGATCGTAGTTATACATTGTTGAATCTGTACAACCATAA